GTGGTAACTAAAATCAAAGGAAACATTACTATGGAAGTTAGCTTGAACCATATCGCCGTAGCAATGGACACCAACAGCTTTCGATTTTGCAGCAATAAGCAAGACTAACGCAGGGTGTAACATAAGTGCCTCGTCTATGAAGACGCGTTCATAAGCATCCAGTGAGTCTTTGACGATAAAGGAATTAACTGTAAGGAAATTCTTGACTTTGAATTCATTTTTGGGTGCGACAGATTGGACTCGAGCCTTAAGATTACTGATCGCCTGTTGTGTGGGAGCGAGGAGTAATACACTGCTTGCGTTGACGTCTCTATTAAAAACATTAGTTATCTCGTGTGTCTTTCCGTTACCCCCAACTCCTTGCTCGAGAGTTATGATGACTTTCGATAAAGATGTTATTTCTTGGTAGTGCTTGGCGAAGGCAGCGTAGTGTAGTGTATCATAATACATACGTGATGTTTCCGACGTAAGTGCGAACTTACCAAGTGGAACTGTGACAATGTCTACGAAACTATCTATATAGAAACACTTTACCATGCGTGTATTGTCGTCAACTCGGTGACCTACCTGAAGTTCAGTATAACCCTTTTCGCAATCAGTGCGACGGATTATGCCGAATTTGTATTTAGAGTCTTTCTGTTGACCGAATAACATGCTGTTAGACTTGAAGGTTTCATTAGCAATATACGTATTATACACTTTTGTATGTTCTGCTATATTTGTGGTAATAAGCGTTTGAAGATATGACATGTATTCATCGATGGTGTGCTTGTATATATTAGAAGAGATGTTATCACTCTTGTTGACAAAAATTCTGACGAAATCAGGATCATCGCATACGACGTACATGTACATTTTTTGGGGAAAATCTGGGCTAATAGCGTCTTGGGTGATCTCAATGGCACGGTGTTTGTCTTTGATGACAACGGCAATACTGAAACCCAGATAGTTGCTAATAGCGTGTAGCATGGTGACTAAGATATGACCAAAAGACGTTTTAGAAGTATTAATATAAACATTTTTAGCGGATGAGTCTATGTAGAAAGGTGTATGAACTGAGATTTGGGCGATGTCGCTGAGGATATCAAACTCGCACATAGTGATGCGGAAGTCAACTCGAATGGATGAATCGGATATGATGCACTCTAAACCAACATGGTTGCGTGGCAAAATGTTGAAGGATTGGAGGAACTCATGGAAATCTTCCATTGTATCGTGAGGAGCGCGGGTGGATGTCTCAATGGGTGGAGGAATAGAAACATTGTCGTCGGCAGTCCCATAGTCAGACGTGTCGTCTTCAATCTCCTCAAATCTAGGCAAATAATTTTGGATAAAAGTTTGTGTTATGAGAGCACAATGACGATTACGATGGTACGTCCCGCCCTCGATGAGGCATTCTGTATTAGAAATATATTCGTCATATAGATATAATGCAAAGTGATCGAGAGAAGGCTTGCAAGCGTCTGGATGAACGTTTAAGTCAGAAAAGGTAGGTCTTGGTGAGTTTGCGTCAAATGGCTTACGAGTTAAACACAAAACGTAGAAATCGGTTGTAAGAGTTGAGGTAGATGATGGTTTGGTATAAATAACCTCGGAAAATAACATGTAAAGTGCGCTAATAATCGGGAACAATTCGTACCATTGAAGGTCAAAGTTGAAGACGAAATTGGCGCCCAAAGTAGAAGTCTGAGCCACTAAGGTAATAGTGTTAGTTAGAGTGGCGCTAACCTCATCGATGTTTTTGTACTTCTGATCAAGTATGAATGTGTCGAAAGAATAGCGTTTACGGTTGATGTTGCAAATCATTTTCAAGACTGTGCGAATATCAGATAAATCACCGTTCGTTGAAAAATTAACAGTGTTGTATAGATCTGAATCTATAGGACCTTTACAAGCGGATTTCTTAACGTTGTAAATACCACACATTAATTTGGGGTTGGTATACTGAAGTAGATCACCGTAAATACCAGGGGATGAATTCAAATCAAGGATGGATGATCCAATTTCTGCGCCTGAATATCGGTAGAAAATCTCATGCAATTTAAGTGAAGATGGGACCATCAAGTGAGTTTTGTCAAAATGCAATGGAGTGAATTCTATACAATGCTTCTTGAAAACACTACTTCGGAGATTATCTGAAACTTTAACACGGAGGGCTTCGGCTTTAGCACGTAGACTGTCAAGCTCAAAGCAAGCAGAAGAAGGTAAACCAGAATAAAAATCCGTGAAGATGTCAACGACGGGTGGTAAAATATCTTTAACGTCGCGGAGAGCAGGAACGCAGTGTAATGAGTTGTCCACTGTGGTAACGCGGAAAAACTTGGGGTCTAGTTCATCGAAGGTAAATTTGCAAGTCGTACCTACCATCGAGATAATAGACGTAAGGCGGAATGTGTTTATAGCAAATTCCAAGAATTCCATAGTATAGTTACGATCGCTGATACAT